TATGAGCCTGATTTTGAAGATTTAGCTCGTGTAATGCGTAATGCTTTTGAGAATTATACTGACCATAAAAAACGTGCTATTGAAGAAGCAAAATTTATTCATCGTGATTTTAATTGGGAACGTGTAGGTGAAATTGGTGCTAAAACACTTCAAGAATTTATTGATAATTACCAAGAACCAGAAGATACAAATACGATTCACGTTAGTTACATTGGTAAACCTAAAGTTGAAATTTTAGGTAATGTTTCTAAAGAATACGAGGTAGAATTTATTAACAGGGAAACTAACGAAGTAATCCACAAACAAATTATTAAAAATAATATGTGGACCGTTTGTAATAAACAATATTATATTCCTTGGTTAATTAAAGTAAATGGAAAAGAAGTTTCACGTTTGGAATTAGAAGGTCAACGTGTACTAATTTCTCTAGATTCAAGTTCTTTAGGTGATACTTTAGGATGGACTCCTTATGCTGTTGAATTTGCTAAAAAACATAAATGTAAAGTTATCTTATCTACATTCCATAATGATTGGTTCCAAAAACTCCCAGCATATAAAGATATTGAATGGTTAAAGCCTGGAAATTCTACAGGATGCCTAGCTCACTACAAAATAGGTTGGTTTAGAGATGATAAAGGTGGATGGCAAAATTTTGATATGCATCCTCGTCAGTGTAATACTATCCCAATGCAAGCTACTTCAAGTGATATTTTAGGATTAGAGTACAAAGAACTTAACTACGGTATTAAATTTAATAAAGGTAACAAACCATTTAAAGACAAATATATCGTAATAGGTCCAAATGCTACTTCAGGTTGTAAAGAATGGGTTTACGATTATTGGGTTCAATTATCTAAAAAATTAATAGATGAAGGATATAAAGTAGTATCTTTAACTAAAAATGAATTCAAAATTGATGGTGTAACTAATGTATACGGAAAAGATATTAAAACAGTAGCTAGTTACTTATATCATGCTGATTTATTTATAGGATTAGGTTCTGGATTGTCATGGTTAAACTGGGCTGTAGGTAAACATACTATTATGATTAATGGATTTGCTGAAAATGGACATGAATTTACAGGTAATGTTACTCGTATTATGAATGATGTATGTTTTCCATGTTGGACTAATCGTAACTTTGTATTTGATGCTGGTGATTGGGATTGGTGTCCTATTTGGAAAGGAACTAATAAACAACACATTTGTCAAAAATCAATTACTCCAAATCAAGTATTTGAAGCCGTTCAAAATTACTTAATTAATAAAAAATAATTTAATATTTATGATATATGGATAAAATATATTTAACCACAGACGAACAAATCAAATTAAAAGAACTTCAAACTATCGAATCTGAACTTGTCGCTAAAATAGGTGAACTCGAAATAAACATTCAGTTACTAAAAAACAAAAAATCTGAAGAAATACAAAAAACTTTAGATTTAAGTATTAAAAAAAATCAATTAGCTAAAGAGTTACAAGATAAATATGGTGAAGGTTCTATTAATGTAGAAACAGGAGAATTTATAAAAAATAATTAATTTTTAAATTTTTTTTACATATTTATTATAAAATAACAACCTTATTAAAATGGCAGAAACTTTAGTATCACCTGGTGTATTAGCAAGAGAAAACGACCAGTCATTTATCCAGCAGCAACCAGTAAATGTGGGTGCCGCTATCGTTGGTCCTACCGTAAAAGGTCCGGTAGAAATTCCTACGCTTGTAACTTCTTACTCGGATTACCAAAACAGATTTGGAACTACTTTTACTAGTGCGAGTGATGAATACTCTTTCCTAACTTCAATAGCAGCTTATAATTATTTCCAAAACGGAGGTGATTCTTTATTAGTAACCAGAGTAGTATCAGGTTCTAGTACTTGGGATTATGCTTCAGCAGAGATTTCTTCTTCAGAAGGAGGTCAAATAGCATTTACACTTGAAGCTCTTGATAAAGGTATTATATTTAACAACTCAGCATCAAACGGTGTAAATGAAATTACTGGTGGTTCAGGTTCACTTGTTTCAGGGTCAGTTAATAACATTAGATGGGAAATTGCTAACTCATCATCTGCTGATGGTACCTTTACTTTATTAGTTAGAAGAGGTGACGATAATAATAATAGTAAAAATGTTTTAGAAACATGGACTAACTTATCATTAGACCCTACAGCTGTAAATTACGTTGCTAAAGTAATTGGTGATCAAAGCTTTAACTACAATTCTTCAGAAAATTATATTGAAATTTCAGGTTCATACCGTAATGCTTCAAGATACGTAAGAGTTTCTAATGTAAACTCTAAAACTCCTAACTATTTTGATAATGCAGGTAATGCCAAATCAATTTATACTGGATCTATTCCAGGAGTAGGTAGTGGATCTTATGCCGGTACGTTTGCTGGTGGAGCTGGTGATATTATCAGTGTTAATGGAGCTAATAATATGTTTACTGCTATTGGAAATGGTGGTGACAGTAGAACACAAGGTTTAGTAGGGAGTGATTATAACTTTATGTTAAATCTTCTTTCAAACCAAGATGATTACGCATTTAATGTGTTATTAACTCCTGGTCTGCTTAACGAAGATCATACTTCACAAGTAACTACAGCAATTTCAAATACCCAAACAAGAGGTGATAGTATTTACGTAGTAGATTTGGTAGGATACGGATCTAATATTGCAGGTGTTGTAACTCAAGCTAATAGTAGAAATAGTTCATACGCTTCTACTTACTGGCCTTGGTTGCAAACTCTTGACCCAGATTCAGGTCAGCAAGTATGGGTACCTGCCTCAACAATGATTGGTGGTGTTTACGTGTATAACGATAGTGTAAGTGAGCCTTGGTTTGCCCCAGCAGGTATTAATAGAGGTGGTTTAACTACAGTAATTAGCCCTGAAAGAAAATTATCTCAAGCTAACAGAGATGAACTTTACAACGGTAATGTTAACCCAATTGCTTCTTTCCCAGGAACTGGTGTTGTAGTATATGGTCAGAAAACTTTACAAAGACAAGCATCTGCTCTTGATAGAGTAAATGTTAGAAGATTGTTAATTTCTCTTAAGTCTTATATTTCTCAAGTAGCTAAAAACTTAGTATTTGAACAAAATACTATTGCTACAAGAAATAACTTCTTAGCAGCAGTTAACCCATACTTAGAATCAGTAGTACAACGTCAAGGTTTATACGCGTTCAAAGTAGTAATGGACGATTCTAATAACACTCCGGATGTAATTGATAGAAACCAGTTAATTGGTGCTATTTACTTACAGCCAACTAGAACAGCTGAATTCATTTACTTAGACTTTAACATTTTACCAACTGGAGCTACTTTCCCAGCGTAAGAGTTTAAAAATTGAATATTTATAATAAATAAATAATTATAGCAAAATGGCAGTAATCGATCCAAACGAAATATTTTTCACAGCTTTTGAACCAAAATTAGCTAATAGGTTTATCCTCTATGTAGATGGTTTCCCAAGCTTTATGATTAAAGGTCTTTCAGGCCTAGGATTCGAACAAAACGAAATTGTATTAAATCACATTAACGTTTACCGTAAAGTAAAAGGTAAATTAGTATGGAATGATATTACAATGACTTTATTTGATCCTATTACTCCTTCAGGTGCTCAAGCTGCTATGGAATGGGTACGTTTACACCACGAATCAGTAACTGGTAGAGATGGTTATAGTGATTTCTATAAGAAAGACTTAACTATTGATGTATTAGGCCCTGTAGGTGACATTGTTTCAGAATGGATCATTAAAGGTGCATTTATTAAATCAGGAACATTTGCTGATTTAAGTTGGGATGAAACTGAAACTGCACAGGAAATCTCATTAACTATCGGAATGGATTACTGCGTATTGAACTTCTAATAAAGAAATTCAAAATATTTTGAAAGAGAGCTTGGCTATGTCAAGCTCTTTTTTTATATTAATATTTATACTCGATAACAGTTATTATTAAATAAAAATTTATGGCAGAATTTAACATTCCAACCGAGGTTGTAGAATTACCTTCTCAAGGTAAAATTTATCCTCCTGAATCTCCTTTAGCTTCTGGAAAAGTCGAAATGAAATACATGACGGCTAAAGAAGAAGATATCCTTACTAACCAGAATTTGATTAGAAGTGGAGAAGTAATTGATAGATTACTTAAATCCCTAATTGTTAGTAAAATTAATTACGAAGATTTACTTATTGGAGATAAAAACGCAATTATGATTGCCGCTCGTATTTTATCTTATGGTGCTTCATATGAATTAGATTATGAAGGAGAAAAACAAGTTATCGATCTAAGTAAAATCGAAGCTAAACCACTCCATCCAGATTTTTTAGCTGCTACTTCTAATGAATTTACTTTTACTCTTCCTCATTCAGGAAATACTTTAACTTTTAAAATCTTATCTCATAAAGACGAAAGAGCAGTTGATGCTGAACTTAAAGGATTACAAAAAATCAATAAAAATAATTCAAGTGACGTTACAGCTCGTTTAGGAACTATGATTACTTCAATAAATGGTTCACGTGAAAAAAAAGATATTAGAGAGTTTGTTAATAATTATTTCTTAGCTAAAGATGCTAGAGAATTTAGAAAATATTACAACCAAATCGCTCCAGACATGGATATGGACGTTACATTAGTTAATAGTCAAGGGGTAGAGGAGGAGGCTACTCTCCCAATTACTGTTAGCTTTTTTTGGCCTGACGCCTGAGCATAGAGGAGCTTTATTTACTCAAATTCACGAAATAGTATATTATGGAAATGGTGGTTATGATTGGAACACTGTTTATAATATGCCTATATGGTTACGTAAGTTTACTTTTGACCAAATTCGTAAAGTTCATGAAGCTCAATCTAAACCTAAAGAAACTTGGAATGACCCATCTATAAAACAAGCCGGATCAGATCAAAAGAAAAAAATAACTCCTCCAAGTTATATTACAAAGGCATCAAAAAAATGATGCCTTTTAATATTTATAATAAAATATTCTAAATGGCTCTATCCGATAATTTAAAAAATGTTAACGACGAGATTAAAAAAATTAATGATCTCGGTACAGAATTTAAGGACGTATACACAGATATTGGAGATGCCTTAAAAGGATTATCTAGAGACTCAAAAGACTTTTCAGCAGGTATTAGGGATGCAGCTAAATTATCAGCTGACCTTGCTAAATCAGCTCAAGAACTAGCAGGATTTACTAAAGAAGATCTTAAAGATCGTAAAAGAGCTCAAGATTTTGTTAAAAAACAACAAAATCTTTTATCCAAACAAGCTCAACTTGAATCCAAAATACGAGTTTTTAGGCAACAGTCTGTAAATGCTACTAAAAAAGAAAAAGTAATATTAGATAAAGTTGTAGAAAACTTAGGAAATAGTGCTCAATATACTGAACAAATTGGAAAAGGTTTTGAGGATATAAATGAAACCGTTAAAAAAGTAGCTGCAATTAATCCTTTTAAAGGAATAGCTGAGGTAGTTAGTGATATCCCTATAATAGGTAAAGCTTTTAATGAACTTTCTAAAGCAGCAGATGTATTTAATAAAAAATATTATGATGAGGGAGCAGATTTTTGGAAAGCTTCAGCAGCTGGACTCAAAGAAACAGGTACACTTTTTTCTAAATTAGCTGTAGTTAATATATCAGCCGCCGTTACTAACTTAGATGAAAGAACTACTTCTGCAGCTCGTCAATTAAATATAAGTCGAAAAGCTGCTGAAGGGTTAGCTATGTCTCTTAATGATGCTGTAACCCATGGTATTGCGGGCACTGAAGCCCAAAAAGCTATGGAAAATTTTTCCAAAATTTTAGGTACTACAGCTGTAATGAGTGCTGAAGATGCTAATAATTTTGCTAAAATGACTAAATTTTTAGGTTTAGCTACTCAAGAAGCAGCTGAACTTCAAAAATTAGCATTAGCAACTAACCAATCTGGTACAGAATTTACTGAAACTTTAATAGGTGAAGTTAAATATCTTGGACAAGCAAATAATCTTTCTATAGATTATAAAGGTGTTTTAGAAGATGTAGCTGGTACTAATAAATCAATTTTATTAACTATTCAAGGCCAAAATAAAAGTTTAGGTCAAGCAGCTTTCCAAGCTAAAAAAATGGGATTATCCCTTAACCAGCTAGATAATATAGCAGGTAATTTATTAGATTTTGAATCATCTATTGCAGCTGAGCTTGAAGCTGAATTAATGACTGGTAAAGAGCTTAATTTAGAAAAAGCTCGTACAGCTGCATTTAATGGGGATATGGCGACATTAGGTGAAGAAATATCTAAAAATGCTGCCATACAAAATGTATTTGCAGGTAAAAATCGTTTCCAACAAGAAGCTGTTGCTAAAGCTCTCGGAATGAGTCGAGAAGAATTAGCTAATATGATAACTGAACAAAAATCTTTATCTAAATTAGGATTTTCTAGCTTAGAAGAAAAAGATAAAGAAGTTGCTAAACAAATGGACATAGTTAATGCTCTTATGAAAGCAGGTAAATATGAAGACGCTGCTTTAAAGAGGAAAGAAATAATGAATAAATTCGGTAGAGAAGCATTTGACCAACAAGAATATAATCTATCAAATCAAGAACAAATGGTTCTAGCCCAGACAAAAATGGCAGAATCTATGGATACGTTAGCCAAAACAATTCTACCAGGTATTAAAACCTCATTAGATGCTATAGTAAATAATGCTCAACTATTTGCTGGTATTTTAACCGGTATTGGAGGCCTTGCTTTATTTGGGAAATTTAGAGGTTTATTAAAAACCTTTAATAAACTTAAAGGTTCGGCTTCTGGCCTTAGTAAGTTTTTTGGTGGGGGTGGAGGAGCTAAAGTCACTTCAGCTGTAATGAAAACTACTGGTAAAAAAGTATCGGGAGCTGCTGCTCAATCCGCTGTTAAAGCCGGCACAGCAGTTGCAAGTAAAAGTGTAGCTAAAACAGCAGCTAAAACTGGAGCTAAATTAGGAGGAAAAACACTATTAAAAAGAATCCCAATTTTAGGTTCATTAGTAGGTTTAGGATTTGCTGTTGATAGACTTGTAAAAGGTGATTTAGAAGGAGCTGCTATGGAAGCCGGCTCAGCAGGTTTAGGCCTTTTAGATTTAGCAGTACCTGGATTAGGTACAGGTTTATCTTTAGCAATGGATACAGCTATTGCTTCTCGTGATTTTAAAAGAGCAGGTACTATAACACCTACCGCATCTACTGAAATGGCCACAGGAGGTATAGTTACACGTCCTACACGAGCTTTAGTAGGTGAAGCCGGATCTGAAGCCGTAATTCCATTAAATGAATTTTATGCTAAACTAGATGAATTAATTCAAGCAGTTAAAGCAGGAGGTAATGTTTACTTAGATGGAAGTAGAGTAGGATCAACTATGTCTACCTCTTATCGTTCTGTATCAAACTAATATTTATAATAAACGTTTAACTTAAATTTAATTACAATGCCAGACGACAGAAACAACCTTAGCCAATACAACAAAGGAGGCTCTAAGTATGATCCACGTGGTGGGAATGGACCTACTGGGTCAGGTAACAATAGCGGTAACAAAAACAGATATGGTGATAAAAACCCATATACTGGAGGTAAACCATAAGTAGTATTTAATGCCCTTACTTGATTTAAAAACCGATCTTAAGTCTCTTAGATTCGGAAGAGACCGTTTTGGGGGTGGAAGTAGTAATCAACCTTATATTACTACTCCCATTCCTGAGATTAACAATTTTGCTAATCAATCTATTGGAGATTTTATTTTAAGGGGGGGTAGTTTAAGATTACAAACTACTTTAGAAAATGAAAGCAGGCTATTAAAATTCTTTTCTGATACTAAAAACCCAAATAGTTTTGCTTTTATAGCTAAACAAGAATTATTAGCTAGATTAAACACAAAACCTGTAGGACAACCTAAAAGGATTTATAATCCTTTAAATACACTTACCCAAGTAGCAGACCCTACAGGATTTTTACACGTATCTAAAGATGGAATTAGACCATTTTTATTTACTGATCCTACAATTTTATATCAATACATTACTGATACACAAAATAAACAAACCCCCCAACAAAATAGATTATATAATTTATATAATAACAAAATTTCGGGCAATGTTAATGATATAAATGAGCAATACGGGGTAACTTCAAACCCTGATAATATTTTAAGATATGGTGGTGGTCCTAATTCCGTGGGAGGAATTGGATTTACCAACATTAAACGCCAGGTTAATACTACATTCAATAAATCTACCATTGATAATTTAGGTACGTTAAATTTAACGTTTACTAATAAACTTTTAGGTGAATTAAAATTATTTCAACCTGGTTCTACCCAAGTATATAATAGTTCTGCTGTTCAAACTTTTTATGATTTTAGACAGGAAATTGTTGAAAAAACCAACGATAACCAAATCAAAGAAAAGTTATTATTTACTCCATATAACAAATGGAATAGAACAAAAACCTACCAACTCCCAGATTCAGGTTTAAAAAGTAATATTAGAAAAAATCAGTACCAAAACTCTACAACAGTTGATGGGAAAACGGTTGCTGATCCTCTTACTTTAAAACCTATATATTCTAGTACTCAAGTTGATCGAGAATTACAAGATTTAGATTTTATTAGATTTTACCTAGCAGTACTAGATAATGATTCTACAAACGGTACTAAAGAATTTCTCCACTTAAGAGCCTATCTTTCAGGTATTTCAGATAATTTTACAGCTGGGTTTAATGACTTTAGTTATGTAGGTAGAGCAGAAACCTTTAAAACTTATAATAGTTTTAGTAGATCATTTAGTTTTACTTTAAAAGTAGCAGCTTTATCAAAAGATGAATTAAATGCTATTTCTTCTAAAGTTAATTACATCGCATCCTTAACCGCCCCAGATTATTCTCAAGGTGGATTTATGCGACCTAATATTGTATATTTAACCCTAGGTAATTACCTTAATGATGTTCCAGGGTTTATAGAAAGTGTAAATATAACTATTGCCGATGAAACTCCTTGGGAAATTGCTAAAAAAGTAGATGAAGCTGGAGAAGTAGTAAGAGACACAGATACTCAACAAATGCCAATGTATATGGATTTATCTATTAACTTCTTCCCAATTCACAACGTTCTTCCTCAAAAAAGGGCGATGTTGTTAGGATTAGGTAACCCTAATGTTACATCTGAACAAGTAATAGAAGGTGGGGTAGTTTAAAGATATTATATGATGAATAGGTATAAAAATATACAAGTATTAAAAAATTCTCAAGGAAGAGAATATTATAAGGGTACCAAATACCCTGAAATACCCTTATCTGAAAACGATATCTATGTAATTACAGTTTTAAATGATAGATTAGATATATTAGCTCAACAATATTATGGAGATTCTTCTTTATATTGGATAATCTCATCAGCTAACCCTACACTTTCTTTTAATTCATTATATATACCAACTGGAACTCAATTAAGAATCCCTAACAATGTAAGTGAAGTTTTAGCTTCTTACCGAACTCTAAATTCTTAAGTTATGGCTAATATAGTAGGTAACTCTTTTAAACCTTGGGTTATTGATCAAATAGAAACTAGACAAAATGTCTTGTCTCAACAGTTTAGATTAGATGATTCTTTTGTAAAATACGTATCTAAAACTCCTTGGTTACGTATGGCTTCTTCTGTAGATATAGTAGCAACAGGTTCATTTCAAATTACAGGAAATGAACTTGCTAAAGAACATGTTTTGTTTGGTGGTACTGTAGGAGTAAATAGACAAACAGATGAATCAAACTCTCCTTTTTATACTAATTTAGGTTTAAAGTATGGTGTAGCTACAGATGGATCTCTTGTTAATCAAGGATCATATGGTTTTGGAGGCACAGAATGGGGAGTTCGTCCTATGCCTGGTATAAATAGTGTTAAAGTAGATACATATAATAACGGAGCTATTAGAAAAGCAGTTGTAAGTTTTACATGTTTTAACAAAGACCAATTTACTATATTAGAGGCTCTTTACATGAGGGTAGGATATTATGTTTTAGTAGAATGGGGTCATACAACTTATTTAGATTCTACTACAACTCCTTATACAACCGAAACTCGTAAAGATTTTAATACTAAAGCTTTTACTTCATTTTTTGAAGGGAAAAAAACAGATCAAATCCTTAAAGAAATAAATAATGAAGTTGAAGATAGTACAGGTAATTATGATGGATTTTTAGGGAGAGTAACTAATTTTAATTGGTCTTTTAATAATGGTGTATATGATTGTTCTATAACAGCTTATTCACCTGGCGATGTAATTGAAAGTTTAAAATCTAATAAAACATTTTCAACTAAAAACATTGATGTTTTACCAACAGGAAGTAACACCCCACCAGAAGATGGTTCTTCCCCACCCCCAGAACCTGCTTTATTTGTCCAATATAAAAACTCTAGTGAATTAGGATCTGCTTTATATAAATGGTCTGTAAAAATAGACAAAAGCGGTACCAATACTGCTAAAACCCCAGGTGAAACCCAAGCCGATGTTGAATTTTATAGATGGACTGATGGTAATGGGGGTAAAGAATATTTTGTAACCTTAGGTCGTCTTCTTAAAATGATTGAAGGTAAACTTTTACTATACGATGATGATAAATCCCCTATAGTTAATATAGACTCAGATTATGATACTAATTTCTGTGCTAGATTCCCAGAACAAATATCTACAGATTATGGAGTATGTTATGTTCCCTTTAAAATTTCTAACAAAAATAATACTGAAGCTTGGACTTCTACAGGTCTAAATAAAGCACTAGGAAAAGATAAAACTTACGCATATAAAAATTACGTAGGTAAAGTAATGCATATCTTAATAAATTTTAACTTTGTTGTTAAAACTATTAATGAAAATATTGATGATAAAAATAGATTAAATCTTAAAGATTTTATTCAAGCTATACTTAATGGAGTTCAACAATCATTAGGTGGGATTAATAATTTTAATGTAGGGTATGATTATATTACAAATGTTATAAAAATATATGACAATAGCCCCTTAGTATCAGAACAATTAGTAACGGGTAAAAAACCTAATGTAGCTAGATTTAAGTCTTATGGTGTAGAATCTAATAATAAAGGAAGTTTTCTTTTAAATATTTCTTTAGAAAGTTCATTATCTAAAGATATGGCTTCTATGATCGCTGTAGGATCTCAAGATAATGGTAACCAAATAGGAGAAAATGCTACTGCTTTTTCTTTATATAATAAAGGATTAAAAGACAGGGTAAATCCTTCTAAAGTAGACGCTTATACTGCTAACCAAACTAATAAAGAATCCACAAACCAAAATGAAGTATACTTAAATAATAAACAAATTTTATATGATTTAATTAAACAAAGAGGTAGTAAAGGATCTAGTGATATAGATTTAAGAGCAGCATATGGTGCTAATACTGAATTTGCTAATTATTATTTAGGTTTAGCTACTAAACAAGAAGATACTCCTGGTAATTTCTTTATACCATTTAATTTAACATTAGAAATGGATGGTTTATCTGGTATGAGAATTTATGATGTATTTTCTATCACCAACGAAATTCTCCCAGAACAATATAATGAAACTTTACAATTTGTAGTTAAAGGAATAAACCATTCTATAGACAAAGGAGGGTGGACTACTACTTTAGATTCCCTTACCTATAATCAATTTGGTGCTACTGACCCTAACCCAGTCTTAAAAATAACTAGCAACCAAGGAAAACCTTCTAGTGGTGGAGGTGGAAATTCTCCAAGCCCATCAGGCCCTACAAGTTATGCTCCTATTAAAGAACCAGCTCCTTTAAGATTAGAAGTTAAACGATTAAGAGAAGTCACATACAATAATGGATCCGGAAAACTCCTAGCTACCTTAGGTGAACTAAGCTATGTAAATGATGACGGAAGTCGTGAAAAATTAGGTTACACAATGGAACTACCTTGGAGAAATAATAAAAATAAAGTAAGTTGCATTGTTCCTAACCCTAATGGCTATGGATGTCGCAAAATAAGCAACCACCATAAATATGGTAATTGCTTCCATGTAACCCCAAACCCACCAGGAAGATCTGAAGTTATGATTCACCGTGGTGTAAATGAAAAATGGACTGAAGGATGTATACTTCCTATCCCTGATTTTGAAACTAGTGAAACTGCTACAATGGCCCAAGCTGGTACTGTTCTCCAAGAAAAGACTGGAAAAACTTATACAGCTAAAAAAGAAGCCTCAGCAGCTTTTGTAGCTAGAATATTTGACAAAATCCCAGAAGGATACTTTAAAATTGCAGTTATAGGAACTCCTAATACGGATATGGATACTTATGGTAAATCATATGCCGATACTTCTAAAAATTGGACCCCAGCACCAACACTTAAACCGTAATGAGATATATTCCTGAACATAGATACTTAGGTAACTTATACACTAATGGTGGAGAATTTGTTTTTTTAGCAAATGGTCAACCATATAGAGGTTCTTATCATACTCTTTCTACTGGAAGACACTTTACAGGTAACACTCCCTATAATGATTCCTCAGAAGAAATTGTATCTATTTCAAATCAAGTAGATGCTCAAACTGCGTCATTTTTAAGTCAAAACGGATTAACTAACCCCCCAATTGTAATAGGAGATATAGCAGATATTGATTCTAATGTTTTTCCTGGAAATATGATATTTGAAAACTCTTTAGAACGTAATAGTAATTATTTTAATTATTTCCAAGTTAATACTTCCCAAACTAAAAACATTCCTATATCATATATCCCAGAACTTACTCCTCAGGATTATGAAAATGGTAGTTTTATCCGTTATATATTATTTGACATAGTAAACCAAACTTATTTAGAAGTACATAAATCAACTTATAATAATATCCTCCAACGTAATCCTAGTTGGGATTATGAAAGATATACTGCTTTTAAATTACCTTGGAGAATTACTGGTACTGAAGAAGAAATTGTATCTACTAATTCTAAAGTTATTTTTGTTACTACTCAAGCTAATAAAGTTCCTAATTTAGAACTTTACTTGATTGATTTAACTAAGTTTAGTAACTTAGATTTACCACCTAAAGAATTTACGTATACTGTAACTTATAATTCTATTGGATAAAATTTGGTTTACACAAATTAGTTTTGTATATTTACCCAAATGTTTTGGTTAATTGAAAATAAAGAACAATTTGAAAGGTTACAAAATAGTGGTTTTAAAGAAGTGTTTGTAGAGGTTATCCCTAATAACCCATATCAACATCCAATACAAAACTCAATTATAGCCTTTTATGTAAGACCTATTCAAGGTCACAAGGGATATGTTCTACCTGTTTCTCACCCCGAATGTGAAAATTTATTTGAGGATGAGATTTATTTGTGGTTAAAAGGGTTAGATAAGATTTACGTTAGAGACAAGAAAGAATTCCTACACTACACAATTTTAAAACAGCTTGTAGACATAACATTAGCCTTTCCTCCGTATATACTACCTCAAACAACAGCACACACCATTTTATATAATAGATTTCCCGATTTATTAACAGTAAACCAACTCGTGCCGATTACTAAACACTATGAGGTTTGTGAGCAAGTATATGACGATTTGGAGCACCGCATTAATACCGTGGTAAATCCGTTTTATAATGACAAAGCTACATTGGTGTTTAATGCTATTGAGCGTAATGGATTAAAAATAGATAAAGATGAGTTCAATAAACATTTTTACGAAACCGAAGAAGATTTCGTTTATACGCAATACAATTTTAAAACACTCACCACTCGACCATCGAATCGATTTGGGGGCATTAATTTCGCAGCTTTACCGCACGACGGTGGGGTCCGAAAAGCCTTCATCCCGCGAAATGATGTATTT